CCCCGGACATGGCGTCCACCTGGTCGTCATGGCTCCCAAGCGGGAACTCCGCCATCTCGTCGATGAGGTCCCTGTTCCACGAGGCCCTGACGAGGTCCACGTTCCCGGCCTCGAAGGCCGCCGCCAGCCCTTGCGCCCTCGTGGCCTTGTCCCCGGTGACCTTCTCCGGACGGAAGTCGTAGCCCTGCAATATGTGGCGGGAGTACAGGTCGATGACGTCCGCACCGCTGGACCCCGGCTCCTGCTCCATGCGTATCGCCACCTCGTAGCCGTCCCTCTCCGCCGTGGCCCTGATGGTCTCCTGGACCTCCTTGGGGGAACCTTGGAGCCTCACGACGTCCTCGACGCAGTACCTGCCGTCGTCCTCCGCCATCAGCACCCCGACGGTCCAGTCGCCGCCCTCATGCGTGGCCGCTTTATCCCAATACCTGCACCTCCGGCAGTATTCCGGGAACGGCTGGCCGTACCTGACCCACGACCTCTTGAACATCCCTCCTTCGAGGGGCGTCGGACGGCCTTGATACAGGGCCTCGAACACCCTTGAGCCGACGGCCTTGCGGATGCCTTCGAGCTGGCCGATGCCGTACCTCTCCGGCCACAGGGCGGTGCCGTCCTCGCCTATCGCGGGGAGGTTCAGCGAGGACCATCCGCCGGGATCGTCCTGGAGCACCCTCCCGATGAGGTCGTCGTAATGCCAGCGCGTGGCGACGATGAGGACCTTGCCCCCCGGGGAGAGACGGGTGAAGGCGGTCGAGGCGTACCACTCGTACACCTTGTCGCGCATGGTCGCGCTCTCTGCGTCGGCCATGTCCTTGATGGGGTCGTCGATGATGAGCAGGTCGGCCCCGCTTCCGGTAATTCCGGAGCCTACTCCGGCGGCGATGAGGGACGGCCTGCCGTTGAGCTTCCCGGACAATTGGAGCACGTCGGCGGAGTCCACGTCCCACGAGGTCGACGGCATCATGCGCCGGTGGGCCTCCCGGTCGAAGGCGAGGCGCACGCTCCGGGCCATCTTGCGGGCCTGGCTTTGATTGTATGAGGCGATGATGACCTCTCCCTGCGGATGGGTGGAGAGCCACCAGGCCGGGAGGGAGTCGCTGATGATCGTGGACTTCATGTGGCGGGGCGGCAGCGACACGCACAGGCCCTTGGCGTCGCTCTGCAAGAAGGACTGCACCGCCTCGCACACGGTCCTGATGTGCTGGCCGTCCACGTAGCCGGGCTGAGTAAGGACGGTCGCCTGGATGTACTTGTACAGGCTCTTGTTGACGGCCCACTGCGCCCGGTATTCCTCAAGGGCCTCGTCTCTCGGCCCCTTGTACTGGATTGCCTTCATCGTCCAACGGCCCGAAGATGTCTTGGAGCTCCTCGAAGGTCACCGTAGTCTTGTCCCGGACCACGACCTCGACGGAGGACTCGTCCTTCTGCCCGAGGCGCACCTTGCCGAGCCATATCAGAAGCTGGGCGTTGCCTTCTATCGCGTGCGAGACCTGCGCCCGGCGGATGCGGTTGTTGCACTCCGCATAGCCCTTGTCGTAGGCGGTTTTAACCCTGTCCTTATTATGCAATGTAAAAAGCGTCGGCCTCGTAACGCCCATCTCCTCGGCGATCTCCTCAAGGACGCACCCCTTCCTCGCCATCCATTCGATGTAACACTCGCCGTCCTCGGTCACGACCTTGCGGAGCCCTCCGCCCTCAAGCTTCTCGAAGCGGACGACGTTCATCTTCCGTTGCGCCTTGTTCTACGTGATGGTGAGGGTCACGCCGTCCGGCTTCTCCTCGTCCTTCACGTCCGGGGCCTCGATGACCGTCTGGACGTCCTCGGGCATCGCTTCTTCCTCTCCAGCTTATCGGCGATGAGGTCGGCCACGACGTCGGCGAACACGGCCCCGGCGAAGCTTCCGAGGCCGGCCCCGACGAGCACGTGTAAGACGTCCATCGCTTGGTCCCCTTGTATTCCATCGGGACCGTCGTGGAGGCGTTGGCGACGTAGACGTGCGTCTCGGCCCTGTCCTTGGCCATCCTCTCCAGCGCGTCGGCTATCCTTTCCAATGCGACGAGGGTGCGCTCCCTCTGCTCCACCGCCGTCAGGGACGCCTCCCTTCTCCTGTCCTGCTCCTCCTTGCTCGTCATGCCGTCCTCCAAAGAATCCGCCGCCCTCTCCAATGCGGAGGCGGCCCTGTCCCTGCCGTCGTCGGTGAGCTTCAGCCACTGGCTGGCGTTGAGCCTCCCCGACGTCATCCCCGGGATCCCGGGAGTCACCCACAACGCGCCGTCCTCTATCAGGGCCTGGATGACCTTGTAGGCGGTCCTCTCGCACATGGGCACGTCGAGGGCGGTCCTGCGGAAGGACGGCGACCCCTCGCCCACGTAGGTCATCACGGCCTCGGCGCGTCCCGGGTCGGGGAAGAACATGGTTTAGCACTTCTGTGGCGATTATTTGGCTTTTTCGCCTCATTATGCCACGTATCTGGGGAAACCCTTGCAGAAGCAGTTGACGAAGTTCTCGGGGTGCGCCCCGTGGAGGGTGTCGCCCGGATGGAGCATGAGGTCGTATCCGCCCTTGGGGAGGGGCACGTGGAAGAACTCGCCGAACGGCACGACTTGACCCTCCATCATCTGATGCGTCTCGCGGACGTTGAGCCTCAATGTAGTACACCAAACCATGATGCGCTCCCTCTCCCGGTCCAGCTCCTCGCTTGCCGTGTATATGCTGTCGTTGATGGCCACGTTGGTCTCTGTGACCGCTATCGTCCTCGCCCTCGCCGGGGAGAAGGCGGGCGATTGGAGCAGGAGGCGGCGGAAGACCTCGACGTCGCCCTGGCTCTGGATGTACGCCGTCCTGACATGATGGAGGGTGGTGTCGTCGATGGCCGTTATCGACCTGCCGACGAGCTTCTCCACGAGGTCCCACAGGCGCTGGTCGACTGCCTTGGCCTCGTAGGAGGTCCAGCCCTTGATGACGTCGTCGGGCACGGCGAGGGCGGCGGCCAGCGGGTAGACCTCCCTGAGCATCCTCGTGAGGGTGCTCCTCATCTCCTCGTCGTGGCGCATGACGGCGGCGAGGAACACGGCCTCGCTTGGATCGTCGGAGGCCAGTATCTCGTCGCGGGTGGCGGCCAGTATCGCCGACATCCTCCGGCGCGTCCACCTCTGATGCCGCACCCTGATGACGTCCACCGCACGGTCAAGCGCACGCCTCTCGGCCCCCGTGGGGATGCCGTAGCCGACGGACTTGACTCCGCCAGCCGGGATCATTCCTCTCCGCCCAGAAGCGTCTCGATGGGGGTGGAGACCTCGGACAGCGGGACCTTGCCCATAGTGGTCAGGACCGTGTCGCCTCCGTCCACCTCTCCGTAGGACAGCCTCGCCCGCTTCTCGTTGGTGCTGAGGAAGTCGCACGCCGTCAATGCGGTGAGAAGCGCGTCCTCGTCTCCCTTCAGGGCGTCGATGGCGGAACGGTCGAAGGTCAGCACCGCGTCCCCGGACGGCCACAGCCTCCTCGACAGGGCCTCGTACATCTGGACCGCCAAGGGCATGACGGTGTGCAGTGCGAACTCGCGGTTGGCCTCCTGGGCATTGCTGTAGGTCTTGTTCGCGCTGTCCCCGATGAGCTCGGGCGGGACCTGGAAGGCGACGGCTATCTCCCTGGCGGAGACCGTGACGCCGTTGGCGTAGTCCATGTCGCGGGCGTTGAAGCCAGCCGACACGACGGAGGCGTCCTCGTCCAGCACGAGGGTGGTCCCGGCGTTGTCGCTCCCCTGGTGCTGCATCCGGTAGCGCGTCACGAAGTCCTGGAACGCCTTGGGGGTCAGCTTGCTCTTGAAGATGATGGCCAGCGACGGTTTCGCCCCCTTGACCATCAGCGACCTGTTCCACTTCTTCGCCTCGGTCTGCTGGAGGACGGCCGGTCCCGCGCTCTGAAGCGGTGAGATCCCCGTGACGCCGTCCTCCCCCACGACGCCGTGGATGTGAATGACGTCCTCGGGCTTCGCCATCGTCCTCCCGCCGTCGATGCGCCACCTGGCCACGGGGTCGAAGGGGTCCGTCGACATGACCGGCTGGATGCGGTCGGGGCGCACGGCGTACAGGCGGAGGCCGTCGACGGTCTTGACCATGTAGACGTACGCATTTCCATTGATGCCCAGGTGGGTCTGGATCTCGGTCACGAGCTCCCTCCACGACTGCGAGGCGTTGGGGCGGGCGACGATGGCTTTCAATGGGTGGTCGCCCTCGATCTCGTTGCCGTCCTTGTCGGTGACGATCGGGAGCAGTGCGGCCACCGACTGCGCCCGGAGGTCGACGCACCTCGCCACGTAGGCGTTCTGCTCGTAGCCCCTGGTGAGCTGCGAGAGGTAGGAGACGCCGATGGAGGCGTCCCCGGCCATAGACATGGCGTCGACGAGGGCCTGGATGCCGTCGGACGAGGGATTGGGGAGGGCGGCCCCCCCGGTCGATTTGGACTCCTCCGGAGGGGCGTCCTTGACCTCCCTGCGGAGGAATCCCATCTCCATCGCCTCACGAGAGGGTGCCGGTCCCGGTGACGGTCGTGCCGGAGACCGTGCCGGACCAGCCGATGGTGTCCTTGTTGGCGAGGGCGGTCAGGATCGCCTGGGTGTTGGCGGTGTCCCTCTGCTGGGCGTTGAGGTCCCTGAGCCTCTGGACCTCGGCCTCGAGCTCGCGGGTGCGGATGTCGCAGAATCCGGCGGTCATGGCGGTCTGGAGGTCGGCGATGGCCCCGGTTATCCTGTCGGTGTTCTGGCTGGCCTGCATCGCCTGGGCCGCCGCGATCTGTGATGCCTGGCCCTGCATGGCGTTGAAGCCCTGGGCGAGCTGGCCCTGGAGGTTGTTGAAGCCCTGGAGCATCCCCAGGTTGACGGAGTTGCCGACCTGCTGTATCTCCGTCCTGACATTGCAGCAGCAGGACTGTATCGCGGAGCGGATGTCCCCGGCGTTGACGGCGAGCTGCTTGTCCATCGAGGCAAGGGCCATCTGGACGGCGTTGACGTCGGTGTTGAGGCTGTTGGCGAGGGCCTGGACGGCGGCGGTCTGCGCCTGGCCGTTCTGAGTGATCGCCTGCATGAGCTGGGTGAAGTTGCCCTCGTTGATGACGGTCCTGTCTACCTGGTTCCAGCCTCCGTTTCCGCCCCAGTTGCCGTTTCCTCCGAGGAGGAGCAGGAACAGCAGGAACAGGAGCCCGTTGCCTCCGAGGCCGTCGGAATCCTTGAGCATCGCCAGGGTCGAGGGGTCGATTCCCCTCTGGGACAGAAGTCCCGTGAGCATTCCGCTGTTGAATCCTTCCTCTGCCATTTTACCACCTTTTGTATCCATCTTCTCCAAAATCGTGTCGGTGTCTTTGTCGATGTCCATCAGCTTGGATTTCTCCCAGGCTTGATAGTCCATCTGGCTCATGTCATCATCAGCCATGCGCTTTCATGGGGGGCTGTCGCTTATGAAACGTGGGTAAGGCTTGCGTTCTCTCTTTAGTCATCTTCCTCGTCCTCCATGTCCATCCAATGCGTGTCCGGGCCCTTCTCCTTCACGACCTTCATCCTCCCCTTGCGCTGGCACTCGCCCATCTACTCGATGTGCTCGCTCACGTCCTCGATGTCCTCCCAGCAGTCCGTCATCCTCGGCCCCGTCGGGTAGGGCGTCCACTCCGGGTGCAGGGCGATGTATTCCCTGTGGCCGTGGTGGTGGTACGTGTTGTACATCGGCCTCGCCTTGCCCTCCCTCCAAAGCTGGCGGAGCACCTCCTCGCAGACGGCGACGTCCTCGGGCCTGGGGCGCCTCGCCGGACGGCCCC